CATCACATCGCACTCCTGCAGCGCGAACGCTGCCAGGCCCATTTCCAGCCTGCCGCGTCCCCAGAAACGCGCCCGCATCAGGTCGATCTTCGCCAGCCGCTGCGCCTGCGCAATCGAGAGCACCATGTTGTAGTTGGCGTCCATGCGCAGATTGACGGGGGCCAACTGCCAGTACGTCGAGGTGGGCGACGGCGTGTTATTCAGGTTGCCTGCGATGAGCGACTTGTAGATCTGGTAGTACGGAACAGTCGTGCCGCTGGTGCCAATGGAGACGGGCGTCACATAGCTGACGACCTGCCCGAGCGTGAACGCCGTCCCCGTGGCCCATGCAGCCGTGACGCCGGAGTCCTCATTGAGCCACTGGTTGGCCGCATAGCCGTGCAGCGGGTCCTGCGCATAAGGCGGGATACTGGCAGGTGTAAATCCAAACTGCCAGGTATCGAGCAGCGTTCCATCGGGTGCGAACCCGTTTTTGTCGTAGAGATTGCCCGCGATGTTGTACGGGTAGTTCGGCGCCATGTAGGTGCCGCGCACCTGGTTGACCGCGGACTTGTACTCCGCCGTGGGGTCCCAGCTCACGCCCGAGGTCAGAGCGCTCTCATCGAATGCCGCCGAGCTGCCGATCCATGCCGCCGGCCACAGGTACACCTCTCCGCCGATCAGCGAGATGCGTCCGCCCATGCTCTTCAGCATGGTGGCTAGAGCATCGGTGGGTGCCGTCGACGTGTCGAAGTGGAAGTGGCACTGGTAGCGATCCTCGGTGAGTCCGGTGGTAATCCCTCCCGGCTGGTTCGGCTGGTTGGCGAGCGGAACTTGCTCATCGCAGATATTCGCTGCGGCAATCAATTGCGCCTGGTTCACCTGCATCCCCAGGCCGTACTCCGCATCCGTGATCCAGTCCGCGCAGACCAGCGCCGCGTTGGCGGAGTAGGCGGTCGTTCCGGTGCGGGGATCATAGACCGGCTTACCCATCACCGTGATGCGGGTCTCCGGGCGCTGCGGGAAGGTCCCCGGATCATACTCACACTTCAGATAGAACCAGCTGCAGCCTCCCAGATAGGGTGTCCCACTGGCCGTCACAGCCCATTGGGGATCGTTAGCCTCGAGCGAGGCATCAGCGCCGCCCGCAGCCGTCTGCTGGCCGTAGTAGCCCCGCGCAAACACCAGCGCGTTGAAGCTGTACTGCTGGCCGTCAGGCCCCTCATACCGTCCGCCCGCCGCAGGGCCACCAAAGTAGATGCCGCCGGGGCTCGGCAGATAGCTGGGATCCGGATGCGCGGGATTCGCAGCCTGCCAGATCACCTTGCGGCCATCGAGATAGAGCTCGCTGAACCCCGTCACCGGATGCCCAGCGACCACAATCACCATGTTGTACTGGTTCTTGCTGCTGCCCGTCGTATTCTGGTAAACCATCACGCCGCCAACGCGCTGCATGCCATAGATGATCTGCCGTGCGGCCGCAGCCTGCCGCGTGGTGATGTCCATGCCGCGGTTGCTGGTGAGCGCCCCTGCGATAGCTCCCGCCTCCATGGCGACGCCGCCGGCCACCATCGTGGCCATCAGCTCCCCCATGAACGGCAACGCAGCGAGGCCCACGCCCGTGCTCGCCATCAGGAACATGGCAGCGCCATCGAGCACGGCACCGCCCAGCATCGCTGCGCCTTCAATCGCCTTACTCATACGCGCCACGCCCTGACAACATTCGTGATGGGCAAACGAACCGCCCCAGACTCCGCAACAGACACCACGTGCGCCCCGCTCAAGTGCACAATCCCCGCAATCAACTGGTCCGCAGCGCCTGCAGCCGACTGCTTCAGCACCACAAGATCGCCGCGCTGGGCACAGAGAGGACGCTGCAGCTCGAGCAACCCATGCTTGGCGGCGCACCAGCCTGCGGCGTCCGCCACAGTCGTACCGCCAGTGATGGCCTGGATGGCCTGGAACGCGGAGAGCCTGTCGGTATATTTGCCGCGAAAGTCCGCAGCGATGTCGACGCCCGTAAAGCTCTGGATCGCATCGGCGGCGAAGAGGCAGCAGTCATGCTCGCCCCACGCGAAGGGTTTGCGCGCGATCGCGTTCAGATGGGCCTCGAAGTGAACCTCGCGCCAGTGTTCGTGGATGCGTTGCAGAGCCATAAAACCTCAAAGTGGGAAAAAGAAAGCCCCGCATCTGCAGGGCTTTGGAGGAAATTTGATCGTGCTTTGCGCTCGCCGTGGGCGCGTCGCTCATCCCCAGTTCAGGGCGATGCAGTTGAGCGGTTCCACCCAGTTGAAGCCGGTATCGTCGGGGTAGCCGTTGGCATGCTGATCGTTGGTCGTGTAGCGGCGGCCATTCGCGCGCGCGCCGTTGATCAGTCGCGTCTCCAGCGGCAGGCTGATGGTGATCTTGTCCGGGCCTGTATCGACGGTGGGTTTGTCCACCTGTCCGGAGAACAGCATATACGGCGTGCCGATCAGGGTCCGTGTTCCGGGCGCGATCGCAGCCAGCCAGCGGAATGCCGGAGCTCCCAGCCAGATATCGTCGAGAGCCTCCCCCAGCCATAGCGGGTCAATGCCGGAGAGCAGCAGCGACGTTCCATCCGCGCGCAGATCGACGCCTTCCTTATAGTCTCCCAGGCTGCCCACCGAACCGACGCCGAGGAAGGTATTGCCATTCCAGACCAGGTCTCCGACACCGGTCCAGGCATAGCAAGTCTTGGAGCGGAAGGTCACCTGCACCAGGTGCGCGAGCTGGACCTCTCCACCCGAGATCGCGGCGAGCAGGAGTGGATCGATTGTGCGTGGCATCAGCGGTACTCCACCAGCGGAAAGCTGAGGTGCGCGAGGCGGGTATAGTCTGCGCTCCAGCTGCGCTTATTACTGGCCAGCCGGAACAGGCCGAGCGGGTTGGCAATCACGACGGGAGCTCCTGAGGCTTGATCCTCGCGTACCGAAGGCCATACACGGAAAGTGGCATGGCCAGCCGCATCAGAGTTGACCGGATCCAGCACCCGGTGCAGACGATAGCCAAGCTGGATGCAGTCCCATGGGAGCAACTGCCCGTAGACGTTCGGAGCCCAGCCGGAAGTCACCAGCGATGTGGCGGCCGCGACGTGCGCCCCGCTGAGCACAGGAACGCCTGCCGGCGAGCCCTGCGGCCCTTGGTATTCCGGCGGAGCCATCTGCACCGCATTGAACATGCCCCGCATGCCCAGCAGCCACGCCAGCAGCGCCGGGGATTCGGCGGCGGTGAGTGGCGCGTACGTCACCATCATTCCCCACAGGTCGGCTCCGGAGCTGCTCTGCGCCTGCGTCTGACCGGTGAAGGGAAAGGTGACCACGGCCACGGAGTCCTGCGCCCACGGCTCGACCATGCGCGGTGCAGGAGTGGCAGGCAGCGGCACAAGTGTTACCGGGTTACCGTTTACAGTGATGGTGCTGGTGGGCATCGAGACTCCGGTCTAGAACTTGCGAGCGCTGGGAGCGACGCGGGCGTTATCGCTGCGGATGGACTGCTTTGTCGCTGCGGCAATATGGGGCGCGGCCTGCAGGATCGCCTGATGCACCATCGCCATCGTCTGCGCCGGATTGGAAGATCCACGTGCATCGACATGGATCGGCATGTGGTGCGTCGTTCCGCCGAGCGCATGGTTTGGGATGATGCTGCCCCCGGTGCTGCCGGTGCGCATCACCTCCGGTCCCCGCTCTCCGACCATGATCAGCGAGTTGGTCGGATACTCTCCGCCATCGGCGAATCCGGGAATCAGGCTCATCGCAGTGGTCGCCGGCTTGCCCCACATACTTGTGCCGCCGCCGCTGCTGGCGCTCTCGGCGATCTTCGCCACGCCGCCCGGCAGCGCCGCCATCTTGCCGTCGAGGGCTTTATTCTGTGCGGCAGCAGCGTCCAGCACCCACAGCGCATTCGCCTTGCTCGATCCGTCTTTCTTTCCGCCGAGACCGAGAAAGCCCTTCGCTCCCTTCGGCAACAGGTCCAGCGCGCGTCCTTCCGCGTTCTTTACCAGGTGGCCAGTAGCATTCGTAAAGATGTCATGCCCAGCGCCGCCCCAGGCACCGCGGTTCTGATACGCCCGCGTGGTCAGCGACTTCACAATCGTGTTATTGACGGTGCTGATGGAACTTCCCAGCCACTCCTTCATCGCTGCGCCAGCGTCGGTGGCGTCGCGCGCAAAGTCGCGCAGCGCATCGTTCATGCCACCCATCAGCGTGGTGCTTTCGATGCGCATCTGGTCCTCGGCGTCCTGCAGGTTCCGCTCTTCAGCCAGCCGCGTACGCTCCTGGTCCAGCCTCGCCAGCTGCGTATCTTTCTCCTTGGCGGAGAGGAAAGGGTCAGCCTGCGTTGTCGCGGTCTTCTGCGCGAGTCTTTCATCCGCAATGCCGTATTGCTGCTCATGGATCCGCGCCAGCGAGCGAGCATCGTTCCCATCGTGCGAGCCATAGGCCTGCACCATAAACTCGCGCTCCCTCAGGTCGGCCATCGCTGCGGAGGCCTGCGCATCCCGCACCATCGCGAGGGTTGCGCCCTGGTCCTCATAGCGCGTCTTGTTCGCTTCCTGCGTAGCCTTGTCGCTCTCCTTCGTCATCTCTGCGATGCGTTTATGGGCGTCTGCCATCTCGCGAGAGCCGTCCCCCAGGCCATCCACATACTTTTGCGCCTGGACAGCCTTTTCGCGCTGCGAACGCTGCAGGGCGATCGCCTTCTCAGACTGCTTGATCTCGTCCTCCGTAATTTTCTTCTGGAGGTCGAGATATTCCTTCGAGCCCTTAGCGAAATTGTCGATCCGCGCCTTCCAGAAGTCGGCATCCGCCTGCGCGGAGAGCAAGCCACGCTTCTCCTCTGACTGCGCTCCCAGCGTCTGCTGCGCCTCCCGCTCCGTCTGGTACCGCGCCATCAGCAGCGCCGCAGCCGCAGCCGCAGCCTTCTTCGCCTTACCAGCAGCGTAGATATCATCGATTTTGATCTGTTCTTTGCTTTTCCCAGGGGGCTTGGTGCCGTTGCCGCCGCCTTCGAGCGACTGCGCGCCTCCACTCGGATTGCCGTCGACCATCGCTTCGCGGAACTTTTGAGCCTTCGCATCCAAGCTCGCAGCCTGCGCAGCCGCCTCTCTGCCTGGTCTGGTGAACCTTCCTCCATCTCCAATACTCGCTACCAGCATGGTTCCACTCGCCAGCCCATAGGCCGCCGCTGCTGCAAGATTCAGCACTGCGCCTAACCTTTCCCCAAGGCCGACAAATACAGACATGGGGCCTTCGCCGTCAGAGAGCGCGTCAAAAAACTGCGATAACCCCGGCGTCAGCCCCTCCGTGAAGGCAAGCTTCGCGCCGGCGATGTGCTCGTCCAACTGGAGGAGCTTTTTATTGAGGGCTTCCAGCTTCTCCGCGCTCAACTCGTCCATGTATCGGCCCGCATCTTTGGCCTGCTTCGTATACTCGTCCCAATGGGTGCCCAGCTCTGTCAGCGTCGGGATCTGGTCCATACCCGCGTGGCCCAGGACGCCCATCGCGAGGTACGTCTTGCTGATGCCCGCCGGAGCGTTCGCCATCACCTCCGCAAAGCGGCGGAAGGCGATCTCCACTCCATCCGTGCGTCCGGCTAGATCCTTGGCGTTCAGGCCGAGATCTTTCATGTATGCCTGCGCCTGCACATCCCCTGCAGCCGCTTCGCCAATCATCTTATCCAGCCGCCCCACGGCCATCGTCGCCTTGTCGACGTCGCCGCCCGTAACCTTCGTGGCGTACTGCAACACAGAAAGCGTACTCACTGCAAGCCCGGTCGATTCGCTCTGGCGCTTCAAAGCCTCCCCGAACTCCAGCGATTCCTTGACAGCGCTCTTCATCTCCATCCCCGCACCGGCGATTGCGGCGATCGAAGCCATGCCCAGCATGCTTTCGCCCAGCGATCCGCCAATGGTCATGCCTCCGCCCAGGCGCTCGCGCAGGGTCGCCCATTCGTGCCCCTCTTTCTTCATCGCCTGCAGGTGCTTTTCGCTGGCTATCGCCGTCTCCAGCTTCGCCGCCGTCAGGCGCTGGTAGGCCGCCGCCGCCGTCCGTGCACCTGCTGCCTCTTCAATCGCCCCCTTGCGTGTCAGCGCCTGAATCTGCGCATAGTCCTTCGCGGCATCGCGCTCCCTCTCGCGCGCCTCGATGATCTTGATGCTCTCGAGCTTGATTGTGTCGCCCGCGAACTTCGCCGCCAGCGCCGTCGCCTTGGAGGCCTCCGCATTGGCCTTTCCAGTCGCGCGCGCGGTTGCGCCCACATCCTGCATCGCCTTGATGGCCCGCGTCCCATCCGCGTTGATAATGATTTCAACTTTGTTCGCCATCAGCGTCTCTCCTCAAACGGTTGGTCAAAATCCTGCATCATCGCCTGTTCCGCTTCGGCCTCTGCGGCCTCAAAGGCTGGCCGCACAAACGGGTGCGCCGGCACATCCTCGCCAGCAGCGCCCGACCCCTTCGTCTTGCCATTGCCCAGCAGCGTCAGGCTGCCACCGTGGACCTCGCGGTGCCCATACTCCACATCGGTGGCCACGCGGATCAGCTCGCTGCCCCGCGGCCCAATGCGCGCTTCCACGGGTTCCACGCTCTTCGGCAGCAGCACCCGAATGCTGCGTTTCAGCTCCCCCGGATCGAGCGAATCGCTGCCGGTAGTCTTCTTCGTCAGCAGCGGCGCGCGATCGACCATCTCTTTCTTGAATACTTCCGCCCCGGCCCTCACCATCCGCCGTGCACGCGGCCCGGTGGCCTGCTGTCCTATTGCCTCCAGCTTCGCCGCCAGCTCATCGAACCCGCGCGACTCCCACTCGAAATCTTCGGCCATAAAACCTCGGGGCAACAGAAAAGCCGCCCGTAGGCGGCTCTGGTGGACTGCAGCTGAATTTATCTAATGACTTACAGCAGGCTGCACTGCATTCGCCCATTTTGCGACGCATGGCATCTTCTTCGCCAGCTTCGCCTCATCGTACATATCGTTCGCGCCCCGCGATGGAAAGCCACCGAGGAATGTCCAGTAGCTGCCCTGCTCGTTTGGGCCGCCTGGCTCGCCGACGAGCATGATCTCGGCTGGCACCTTTGGGTACCAGAAATGCATCGAGCCTCCCTCATATAGCCCTGCGCCGTCATTCTTTCTCCATTGGCTGGCAGGCTTGCCGCAGCTTGCGATGATCTCATATGGTGCCACTCGCGCCGCTAAGTCCGCCGTCTGCGAGGGCGAAGCCGCTTGCACCACGGGTTGCGCGGCGCCTCTACTAGAACTCCCATCGTGCGTAACGGTATAACCGACGAAAATGACAAACATTATCGCGATGCCAGCGAGGAATTTCATGACCGCCATCCTACACCTTCCGCGTGTTCCACGCAACTAAGCAATTCCGCGCTTGACCTGCTCATCCTGATACGCCTTCGCCTGTTCCATCGTGCGCCGCATCATATTCGTGAACTGATTGCGGGTGGGGCGTCGCGTACGTTTGGGCTTGGTGGCCTTTTTCCGCCACTCGGACGGCATGAAATCCTTGGGAGCTGCCGGTTTCTCGAACTGGGCAAAGCCGCATTGCCGCACCATGGCCACAATCTGTGCGCCCATCAGTTCCGTCATCTCCTGCGAGCGTTCCTCGCGGTCCCGCCGCTTCTCCATCAGCGCATGGAAGAACCGCGGCGTGATGTCCAGGAACTCCTCCACATCCATGCCAAAGTCAATCCGCGCGATCGCCGCCAGCGACTCCCAGTACTCAGCCCGCCCTAGCTCGGGTCGGGCTTCGGAGGGTTTCCCTTATCTTTCGCCTCATCCTTACCTCGCGTCGGGAAAGCCGCTACCCATGCGTCATAGAGCTTATCCCGGATCTCCCAAACGTTGTCGTAATCCACCAGCCCCACCACATCCGCAAACTTCAGCTCAGGGTGGAAGGTTGCAAGGCTCGCGGCCAGCACAATAGGAATGGCCTCAAAGGTCATATTCGGCAACATCCTGACCATATTTGAAACCACCCCCTGCTCGCGCAGCCACGCGTCCGCGCGCGCCATGGCACGGAAGTTCAGGCACATCTTGTACGTCTTACCCAGGATCTCAATCTCGGTGAACGGCAATGTGGGGTTCGGGGTATGGTTGGCTTCAGCGAGCTTGCGGGTTGCCATGCGGTTTCCTTTGCGGTGGAGGTTCTATGCGGGAGAAAGTAGATCGAGGCGGCGACACCCGCATGCGCCGCCGCCCCGAAGTGAGGCCGATTAGCCTCCAACCACCGTGGTGATGCCTCCGGATATCTTCAGCGTGGCTTTGAACTTGATGGCTTCCTTCAGTGAGATCGTGATGTCAAAGAAACTCTCCACCAGCGCAGCGAAGGAATAGAGTGTTCCGGTGGTTGTCTCACCGGGCCCAACGGCGAGCTGCACCTGGAAGAGATACTTGCTGCCAGTGTTGTACGCCGCCTGCAGCGCGAGCTGGCCGGGATCCGCATCCAGCAAGTTGCCGCCCAGCGGGATCGTGCCGTTATCGCGGATCGTGCTGACGAACTCCTGGTTGACGCCGGAGTTGAAGTTGGTGACATCCGCCGTCTCCCACTTACCTCCGCCAAAACTGCCATTGTCGACTTCGCCGATGGGAATATAGACAGGGGTGCCGGTAGCAGACGCCAGCGGGCCGATCGACACGATTGTGCCGCGTCCCACCTTCGCGAGTGAATTGGTATACGCCATATCGTGGATCTCCTTACAAAACGGGGTTGCGTCGCCGGTGGGCAACGTGCGGGAGTGATGGGATACGCAGTGGACTACTGCAGGACGAAGTAGAAGTAGAACTCCGCTCCGAAGCGGAACTGACGCGCATCGGTGTCGAAGTCGTCAAGGGGTTGCAGCAGCTCGCAGTCTTGCACTACGAAGCCGTTGGGCATTGCCCCGTGGAAGCCGTTGAGCACCGCAATCGTAGCTTCGCGGAGCTGATCGGCCCCGGCGGCGTTCGTGGCGCGGAAGCTGAGCTCCACACGCCGGCGCTGCAGCCCGGAAGTCGTATAGGTCGGGTCTTGCCGTCC